CCATTGCCGGGGGTGTAGTAAATTTTGGTGGTGCCCATCGCCGTGCGGATGTTGGCGTCCAGCAGGTTCTTGTAGGTGCCATTGAGCCAGGTGTCAATGGCGCTGGTGGCGTATGCGTTGACGTTGGAGCCGTGCCACTGGCGCTGGTCATAACAGTCCTTGCGGACCACCAGGACCCGCCCGGCCCCGTTCAGTCCGCTTTCATAGTTCTGCTTGGCAATGTAGAAGTCTACCAGCACACCGTTTTCCTTGAGCTTGATGATGCTGCCCTCTGCTTTGCTGCCAAGAGTGACAGTTGCCATTTAGATGTCCTCCTTTAGAATATTTTGCACACGGTCCCGCACCCTTTGGCGCAGGTTCCAGGTGTTGCCATGAGAGGCGTGAGCATCCCACGCTTTCCACGATTGCAGGATTACCTCACGGCTCACCAGCCCGGCGGGGTAGTCCTTTTCCCACCGGCGCAGACGGGCCCGCATCCGCTTTATGCTGCTATGGCGCAGCTTGCGGATGACCTTGCCGCTCTCCGTGAGGTATGTGTGAAAGCCAAGGAAGTCAATGCCGTTGCACAAGGGGAAAATCTGGGTTTTCTCATTGAGCTCCAGGCCCAGGCTTGCCATATATGCCCGGATTTCCCGGAGACAAAATTGCAGGTATTCTTTATCAGGGTGGATGAGGAAAAAGTCATCCATATAGCGGCCATACCAGCGGATGTGGAGCTTTTCCTTGACAAAGTGGTCAAAATCATTAAGGAAAAGCAGGGCAAAGAGCTGGCTGGTCTGGTAGCCAAGGGGCAAGCCGTCCGTGCAGTCGATGTAAACACAAAGCAGGTCATAAATAACAGGCTCAAGGTCCAGCTTTCTCAGCATGACCTTGAGCTTGTCGTGGTCTATATTCGCAAAGAATTTGCGTACATCGCACTTGAGGACCCAGCCCTCAGCGGTGTGGTGCTTGTTCCAGTATTCGGTGAAAAAGCCTTTGAGCCGGTCAAGGCCAAAGTGGAGGCCCTTGCCCTTTTGGGATGCGTAGCTGTCCAATATAAAGCCGTGGGTGATGCGATCATAGAGCAGGTTGTCCACTATGGCGTGCTGGACCAGCTTGTCTATAAAGGCCGGGGCCTGTACCAGCCTTTTCTTGGGCTCAAAGACATAGAACACTTGAAAAGCGCCAGGCCTGTATATCTTGGTGCGCAGGATGTAAATGAGGTTTACAATGTTCTCCAGCAGCCGGACCTCAAAGCGGGCGGTTGCTGCCCTTGTTCGCTTGCCTCTCCGTGCGGCCAGATAGGCTTTGTAGAGCACGGCAAACGTGCAGATTTGTAAAAATGTCACGGGTTTCCCACCTATTCGTGCGGGCGGCCCCCTGTCGTTCTTGCGGCGGGCTGTCCTCTCCTCATGCGCTGTTTAGGTGCCGGACTGACAGGACCAGCAGCCCCACACCTCCCATCTGGGCGGTGCGTGGCATCAACGCAATGTATTTGCCCCGGTGTGGTCCGGGGCTGGGTGTGACCTCCTTTGATGTGATGGACGGCGCTGTTTTCGGCTTTGGGCCTACTCGGTCGGGCCTTACCATCAGAGCGGGGCGGGAGCCGTAGGTGTTGGAGCAGTTGTTGTAGTTGAGGTTGCCGTTGGAGTTCAAGTTCCAGGCGTTGTTGGTGTTGTTCGTGTTCGGGGAGCGCAGGGATAAAAAATAGGTCACACCCAAATATAACGGCCTCTGGCCGGTATATCCTTTTTAGCTGGAGGTCATGGCCACGGCCATCTGCTGGGCGATCTGCCCCAGCCGGACAAGCTCCTGGGTGGCCTTGGCCTCCCGCAGAGCCGCCGCCCGGTTGCTGTCGTTCCTCCGCCAGTTAAAAGCCTTTTGCTTTACCGGGCGCACAAGCTCCGTCCAGTAGTGGCACTGGTCATCTGAGATATACTTTTTCTTATAGCTCATATTGATGTAGGTGAGCATTGTCTCGCACAGCATGACCACCGTGTCCAGGTCTTTGAGCCGTTCCTCATACTCCGTCTCAAAATAGCGGTCATTGGCGGCAATGCACCGCTCCAGGATGTCAGCGGCACAGTCCTCCAGACGGGCGCACAAGTGGAAAGTCTGGCTTTTGGGAAAATGGGGCTTGCCGTCACCCCGCACTTTCTGGTAGAGGGTGCGCTGGACAAGCTGGCCATTCTCCATGACGTAGGCGCTCACGGGCTTGTATTCCGGCTCCACAGTCTTGACCCGCTGGATGGTGTAGTCCAGCAGATCAGCGGCCATGGGAATAATGTCATAGTTTGGCATGGCTAAAACTCCACTCTCTGGTATGTCTCATTCCACACGCCGGTCACCACCAGCCCCACAAGGGAGGCAAAGGTCACCGTGAAAGAGTTGCCGGTGATGTTGGTGCCATATTTGAGCTCCAGGACAGCCAGGCGGGCGTCAATGCCGCCCACCGTTGCCTGGAGCTCCGGGTGAACATCGGAGGCGCTGTTGTGGGCATCCACAGCGGCAGGGATGGCTTGCCGGATGTCCGCATGGCTGGCGGGGTCAATGTTGTGCTCCTCAATGGCCCTTTCCAGGTCCTCACGGCTCACCACGTCCAGGGCGGGAACGATGGTAAACTCCAGCACAGAGGCGTCCGCCACAACAATGTGCATGACCATTGTGAGCCGTCCGTCCACGCCGGTGGAGATGGCCACCTTTTCCGTGTCCGGGGTGTTACAGACGGCGATGAGCACGCCGTCCTCACTGTAAAGGCCCATTTCACGGCAGACGAAATTGCCCACGCTGTCATCAATGACGATCTTGACATCCAGCATATTGGGCACGGCGGGGTTTTGCACGGCGGACACAATGGGGCCCCGCCACATTTCCCCCATCAGTTCCGTTTGGTCTACCGTGGGCACATAGTAGCCCCCGCCACCGTCCCCGGCGGCGGCCTGGGTGATTTTCAGCTTGGTGCCCGCCAAAATACAGGCGGTGATGCGGCTGGCCCCCAGAGTGGTGACCTTAGTGCCGTATTGTTTCACTTGCTCAGGCATTTTCAATGTCCTCCTTGTATGGGTAGATTTCAACCGTGGCGTGATATTCAAGAGGCCCGGCCATCTTGATGCCGCCAGCGCTCTCCAGCTCATTGACCAGCATGGGCCACACGTCCATATAAACAGACCGCTCCGTCAAAGCCCCCATCTGGACGCATCCCTCCGATTGCACAAAGGACACCATGAGCAGCCACATATTAGAGGGCCGGACGGCCAGCAGCAGGTCCATAATTTCTGCCGCAATGCGGCCAGCGTCCGGCAGGACGGAGTAGTCAAGCTGGATATGGACGGAGTAGTCCACGATGGTCACCTCATAGCCGTCCGGGCCGCACAGGCCTTGGAGCCAGTTCTTGAGCCAAGGGACTGTATAGGGCCGCTCCCGGTTCCACAGCGCCTTGACACGGGCCTTGCGTACCGCCAGGCTGTCCGTATCTTTCGGGCGGATTTTCAGCTCTTGCTCCCATACGGACACGCCCCGCTCATCGGCGTCATCCAGGAATTGATTGGCCATCACCCAGTCAAGGCCGCCCCATGCAAGGGAAATTTCCGGCTCATTGGCATTGTTGATGGCCTTAAATTCTGTCACGTCACGGAGCACCGGGGGCAGGTAGTCAATGAGTTTTCTATCCATCCATGCTCCCCCTCACCGGGATGCTGTCCGGGTCCAGCACCAGGTTTTCCTCTTTGCCGTTGATCTGGGTGCCGCCAATGTCAGTGACCATGGCGGAGCAGGTGGACAGGATGCGGCTTTCAATCTGAGAGATGCGCACCGTCAAAAAATCAGAGCTGGACCATTGGCTGGCCAGCTCCGCAAAGTAGGTGTCCACGGCGTCCGCCACATAGCTCTGTACGGCGTCCCAGCTCCACCCCGGCGCACAGGTCAGGTTGAGCGTGAGGTTGACGGGCTCCGGGGTCACGCCGGTCACATGGACCACATGGCCAATGGGGGCCAGCCCCAGGCCCTCCCCGGCGTTCTGCGTGGGGTCTATGGCCGTCTGGACGGTATCAACCAGCGTGTCAGACGGGACAGAAAAGGTGGAATCAATGATCACCAGCTTGACGGTTCCGCCCACGGTCAAAAGGCTGTTCTTCCCGGCGTGATAAACCACCTGTAACCAAGTAGCGATATTGGGCGGAAGCGGGGGAAGGCTGTCAATCCAATCCCCCACTTCTTCCGGGGGGATCAGTTCAGACGGGGGAATATTGCTGTTCCAGGCCCGGTAAACCTTCACCCCGCCCACGCCCTGAATGGCGTTCACCTTCTGGATGTAGTCAGCCCGGTTCCCGCCGAAAGGCTGAAGGTTCAGGCTGTCAAAATACCTTTGCCGGAACACTTCAGTATCTTCTTCATCCTCACCGGGGATCAGGCGGGCGGTGATCGTGCAAGTTTCCAATCCGGGGATATACTCAATGGGAATGACCGTGGGGCCGTATTCGTTCCCGGCTTCCCCCGGCGTTTCACAGGTGATTTCATACACCCCGCCGCCCTTATCCTTGGAAACGTAGTAATTCAGTTCCCCAATGGAAAACCGTTCCCCCATCTTCAGGGCCAGGGCGGCGGGGGTGGTGGTCATTTCCAGAATGGCCGGGGTGGCCGGAATGGGGGAAAGCCCCCGTTCCTTTGCCCGCAAAATCAGGTAATCCCGGCTTGCCGTGTCCGCAAAAGTTTCCTGAAGGATGTTGTCAAGGGCAATATAGAGGTTTTGCAACTCCACGGCGGCGGGGGCCTCACCCAAGAACAGAAGGGAACCTTCCCGGCTGTCCAGGTTTTTGTTATAGGCAAGCGCCCGATCCATCATCCGTTTGACTATGCTTTCATACGTTTGATGTTCATACATCAGATTTCCACCGCCTTTCCCACGTTCAATTCACCAAAAATGCTGATCACCGTGAAAGTGGTCAGCACTTGCCTTTTTTTCAACTCAAATTGAAAGTTTTCAACCGCTGTGATTCTATCGTCTTGAAGAAGGGCTTCCCTGATCCGGCGTTCAATTTCCGGGATACAATATTCCGGGTCT